TGTGAGTTTATCATTCAATCGTGGGACACCGCCTTTATGAAGAATGAAAGAGCTGACTACTCAGCTTGTACCACATGGGGAGTTTTTTACCGAGAAGATACAGTAGAAGGTAAATTTGCACCTAATCTAATTTTATTGGATGCCTATAAAGAACGGCTTGAATTTCCTGAACTTAAAGTAAGAGCGATGGAGAAATATAAACAGTATCAACCTGAAGCCTTTATTGTCGAGGCAAAAGCGGCAGGAATGCCATTAATCTTTGAATTAAGACAAATGGGTATTCCAGTGCAAGAATATACGCCAAGCAGGGGAAACGACAAAATATCAAGGGTTAATGCGGTATCTGATCTATTTGCATCAGGTGTTATATGGGCGCCAGAAACCAGATGGGCTGAAGAAGTTATTGAAGAATTTGCTGGGTTCCCTAATATGGAACACGATGATTTAGTTGATAGCAGTACGCAAGCTTTATTAAGATATAGACAGGGTGGGTTCATATCATTACATTCTGATGAGGAAGATGAGCCTTTAGAACATAATAGAATTGCAAATTATTACTAATGAAAATTTATATGACATCTTATATTCTAGATGGCGATGAGTATGCAGGACCACAAATCCATGCAGAATCATTTGATTCTGCTAATAATATAGCTGAAGAGCATGGATTAACTGTATGTGGCGAATTAACAGATATTTTACAAAGTATTGTAGAAGATCATTTAATGAAAGATTTAGATAATCGAGTATTACACTAGGAGTTATTTTGGCTATAGAGAGAAAACCTGCAACGCCTATAGAGGGTATAATTGAACAGGAACCAGAAGAAGAATTAGAGATTCTGATAGAAAATCCAGAATCAGTAGCCATCGATACTGAGGATGGTGGCATGATTATTGATTTTGATCCGTCCTCTGGTAAGAAGGGTGAAAGCGAATTTAATTCTAATTTAACTGAATATCTTGATGAAGATGAGTTAGATAAGTTAGGCAGCAAATTAATTGGCGAATATACGGCAGATAAGGATTCAAGAACCGAGTGGGAAGAAACCTATATAAAAGGTCTTGACCAACTGGGTTTGAAGATTGAAGAAAGAACAACCCCCTGGGCTGGTGCGTGTGGAGTATTTCATCCTATGCTCAGTGAAGCGGTAATTAGATTTCAGTCCCAATCAATATCTGAGATGTTCCCAGCTCAGGGACCAGTTAGAACAAAGATTGTTGGTAAGGTTACTGAAGATAAAGAAAAGCAGGCAGAGCGAGTCGAGGATTATTTGAATTATCTTTTGACCCATGAGATGTCTGAATACCGAACTGAAACTGAGAAGATGTTATTTTCTCTACCTTTGGCGGGTTCTGCGTTTAGAAAAGTTTATTACGATCCAAATTTAAACAGACCTTGTTCCATATTTGTTCCAGCAGAAGATGTGGTGGTTAATTATGGTGCAAGTGATTTGGAAACTTGCGAAAGAGCTACCCATGTCATGCGTAAATCAGAGAATAATGTTCGCAAAATGCAGGTAAGCGGATTTTACAGGGATATAGAGCTTCCAGAATCTGATAGTCAATATTCGGATATTAAGAAGAAATATGACGATATGACAGGTGAAGTTAATACTTTTAACTATGATGATCGTCATACAATACTTGAAATGCAGGTTGATTTAGACCTTGTTGGTTATGAAGATACCGATGAACAAGGGGAAGAAACTGGTATTGCATTACCTTATGTTGTAACGATAGATCACCCAAGCGGTATTATTTTAAGTATCAGAAGAAATTGGTACGAAGATGATCCTACTAAATTAAGAAGGATGCACTTTGTTCATTACCAATATCTTCCAGGAATTGGTTTTTATGGCTTTGGTTTAATCCATATGGTAGGCGGTCTTGCTAAGTCGGCTACATCCATATTAAGACAATTAGTAGATGCTGGTACATTATCAAATCTTCCTGGTGGTTTAAAAGCAAGAGGATTGCGTATAAAAGGCGATGACACCCCTATCATGCCTGGTGAATTTAGAGATGTTGATGTTCCGGGAGGAGCGATACGAGACAATATAACTTTTTTACCCTATAAAGAGCCATCAGGAACCCTGTATCAGTTGTTGGGCAATATTGTAGAAGAAGGCAGGCGTTTTGCTAGCATGAATGATATGAAGGTTTCTGATATGAATAATCAGGCACCTGTAGGAACTACCTTAGCGTTATTAGAAAGAAACATGAAAGTGATGTCTGCGGTACAGGCTAGGCTTCATGCTTCAATGAGAAAAGAATTTGATATATTGGTAGATATTATTAAGGACTTTACCGATCCCGCTTATCCTTATGAAACGGATGAGGAAGAATTTATTAAAGCGGAAGATTTTGATAAAAGAATTGATGTTCTACCCGTATCTGATCCCAATGCCGCAACAATGGCACAAAGGATTATGCAGTATCAAGCTGCTATGCAATTAGCACAAACAGCGCCTCAAATGTATAACTTGCCTGAATTACATAGGCAAATGCTAGAAGTGTTAGGAATCAGGAATGTAGAAGATATTGTTCCGTTAGATGATGATATTAAACCTGTTGATCCAGCTAGTGCCGTTCAAAATCTTATTAATGGTAAACCTGTAAAAGCGTTTCCATTTCAAGACCATGAGGCTCATATACAAACTATTGTTGCTGCTCAGGAAAATCCAGAGATTATGCAATTACTTCAAGCTGCACCTACTGCTCAAACAATCATGGCAGCAGCATCGGCATATATTAATGAGCATTTAACCATGCAGTTTAGGAAAGAAGTTGAAAGAGAGATGGGTGTAGAGTTACCGCCAGAAGGCGAAGCTTTACCAGCAGATGTTGAAAAACGTATATCATCTCTTGTAGCTGAAGCAGCCAGACGGGTAACTACTACATCACAAGCGCAAGCAGAACAAGAAAGAATACAAGAACAACAAAAAGACCCATTGATCCAAATGAAGGAAAGAGAGGTTGCCCTCAAGGAAGCTGAAGTTCAGCGCAAGTCTCAAGAAGGACAAGCCAAGATTCAGTTGGAAGCCGCTAAAGCAGCCAGTAGGGATAAGTTAGAAAAAGAACGAATTAGGTCACAAGAAGAAATAGCTGGAATGAATATAGGACAGCGTATTGCTAGCGATTTGCAAGATGCCGAACAACTCAAAGATAAACAAGCAAGAGAAGATTATCAGAAAGGAGTTGACATCGGAATTGAAATAGCGAAAGATAGCAATAAGAATGAAGAATAATATCACTGAGCAAGCAAAGAATATGGAAGGGTTATCCCTTTCTGAATTTATGAAAAAAAGACTCAGGAATATTATGAATCAACACGCAGACCATATTTCGACAGGCGCTTGTAAAGACTATAGTGATTATCAAAAGATGGCTGGAATAATCGAGGGTTTAGCCCTTGCAGAACGTGAATTGTTGGATTGGGTTGAAAAACATATCCAAGAAAAATAGGAAACTCGACTCCTGAAGATCGTGCAATATGAAAAAAGAAGCCTTAAAGAATATACCCGAACCTGAAAGCGTAGAAACACCTATTATTTCAGATGAGACTAAAAGCCAACTTCCAGTTCCTAAAGGCTGGAGAATATTGATTGCTATGCCAATAGCTACTGATAAAACCGATGGCGGTATTCTTAAAGCAGCATCTACTGTAAGAGATGAGGAATTATCCAATATATGCGGATATGTCATTAAACTTGGAGCAGAATGCTATAAAGACCCTCAAAGATTTCCTTCTGGAGCTTGGTGCAAAAAAGGGGATTGGGTTTTATTTCGTGCTTATTCAGGCACTCGTATCAAAATGTATGGACAAGAGTTTCGTTTAATTAATGATGACACTGTGGAAGCAGTTGTTGATGATCCTACAGGAGTGGTAAGAGCATGAGTAATTCAAGCACTGAAATAATAAATGAAGAGCCTAATATAAATGAAGCCTCTCAATCTCAGGAAGATAAGTTTTTTGGCGTTAAGACTGAAATTAATACTAATCCTTCAGATGAAGTAGAAATAGAAGTAGTTGATGATACGCCCAAAGAAGATCGTAGACCTAAAAAATCTAAAGAAGCTGATTCTAAAGTAGATAATGATACTGTTGATAAAGAAATATCAGATTATAGCCAAAGAGCTGCTGATCGTATAAATCAAATTAAATACGAATATCACGAAGAACGTAGAGCCAAAGAATCTGCAGATAGAATGGCAAAAGAAGCCACGACTAGATTACAAACTATATTGCAAGACAATCAACGCTTACAGCAAATGGTAGATCAGGGCGGAGAAGTTTTAAATAAAACTGTTCATAATAACGCATTATGGGCAAAGCAAAGCGCTACAGAGGCATATAAAAAGGCTTATGAAGAAGGTGACGCTGATGCAATGGCTAAGTCGCAAGAACTTCTTTCTAAAGCTACATTAGCAGAGCAACAGGCTGGCTCGACTGCACAACAAGTTCAAAGCCAAATTTTACAAAAAATGCCTGTTATTCAGCCAGAAGCAGCCCAACAATTAGCAGGGCAACAAAAATTAGACCCAGATATGGAGAAATGGGCGCAAAAGAATCCCTGGTTTATGAGTACATCTGATCCATTTCATAAAGAAATGACTTCATATTCTTTGTATATAGATCAGAGTTTACAGGCAAAAGGTATTGATCCTGCTTCTAAGTCTGAAGAATATTATTCAGAAGTAGATAAGGCAATGCGAAAAGAATTTCCAAGCTTTTTCGGTGTTCAAGCTGATAGCAATTCAGAAATGGTTACTATTGAAGAAACATCAAAACGACAACCACAAACAGTTGTTGCATCCGCATCGAGGGATAGCGGAAACAAAAAACCCACGCAAATACGTCTGACAAAGACCCAAGTTAGTTTAGCTCGTCAACTTGGGATCACGCCAGAACAGTATGCAAATCAATTATTAAAGGAGAGTTAAATGTCAGAGCAAGAGAACACAATTGACAGTAACGTGGAGGAAGGCTCTGTCGAGACAACTCCTGAAAACCAAGAGCGTAGCCCTAGGGCTTTAGATAGCAGAGATGCTGACCAACGTATAGCAAGTTGGGAAAATCCTATCAATTTACCAGACCCTGACCCACAAGAAGGATGGGCATTTAGATGGATCAGAACAGCCCTTTTAGGCGAACCTGATAACACTAATGTATCAAGACGATTTAGAGATGGATGGGAGCCTTCCAAAATGGAAGATCACCCAGAACTTAAAAATCAAATGATGGACCATAATTCTACATGGGCTGAAAAAGGGAATATAGAAATTGGTGGACAGTTATTATGCAAGATGCCAAAGAAACTTGCGGAAGCAAGAGATGAACATTTTAGAAAAATGGCTCACACACAAATGGAATCTGTTGATAACGTATTTTTAAGAGAGAACGATTCTCGTATGCCTAAGCAAGTATTTGAAAGGAAATCGAGAACGACTTTTGGTAAAGACTCGTAGAGTCTTAATTTTAATTAATTAGTCGGTTAAATCCGACAGGAGACAATTATGGCAGCAAGTGCAACTCCACACGGAGCAGTGCCTGTTGGGTCATTAGTGTCTTGTGCATACAATGCGAAGGTTACACATTACAAAATCAAAAGTGCTTATGGAACTTCCATATTCTACGGAGATGTTGTGAAATGGGCTGACGACAATCCAAATACGACTATAGCTAAAGATACAGGTACAACAGCCTGTACTCCTATAGGAATATTTCTTGGATGTGCTTACACTGATCCAACGACAAAACAATTTACGCCAAATCAATATTTTCCAGCATCAATTGCTGCGAGTGATATTGTAGCGTATGTTGCTTCTGATCCTTTTGTTATCATGCAAATGCAATGCGATGGCGCAGCAGACCAAGATGATCTTGGTAAAAACTGTGCTTTAGTACAAACTGCAGGATCAACTTCGATTGGAAGAAGTAAAAACTCGGTTGATATATCTACTGTAGCAACAACCAATACATTACCTGTTAAGATCATTGACTTTGTTGATGGTCCTGATAGTGCTATTGGGGATGCTTACACAGATGTATTAGTAATATTCAATTCACAATCCGCTTTCGGTACAGGCGGACATCAGTTGCTTCAAGCAACTGGCATAGGGTAATAGGAGATAAATTATGGCAGCTATATCAAGAGCGCAAGAGCTTAAGCAGCTTCTCCCAGGACTTAATGCCCTGTTTGGTGAAGAGTATGCTAAGTACGAAAACGAGCATGAAGAAATCTATGCAACTGAAAATTCTGAGAGATCATTCGAGGAAGAACTCAAGTTGTCAGGTTTCGGTGCAGCACCAGTTAAAGATGAAGGAGCAGCTATCGCTTATGATACTGCACAAGAATCTTTTGTGGCTCGCTACACCCACGAAACAATTGCAATGGGATTCTCTGTTACAGAAGAAGCAATGGAAGATAATCTATATGTTTCTTTGTCTGGCAGATATACCAAAGCACTGTCTCGTGCGATGGCTTACACAAAGCAAGTCAAATCTGCTTTCCCACTCAACAATGGATTCACTAATAGTTACCAATCAGGTGATGGTGTAAATTTATTTACAGCTTCAGGTGATGGTGTAACTGGTGGTGATGGTCATCCTCTAGTTAGTGGCGGTAAGAACTCTAATAGACCATCAACTGCTGCAGACTTGAATGAAACGTCTTTAGAAAATGCGATCATTCAAATCAGCAAGTGGACTGATGAAAGAGGTCTTAAAATCGCAGCTAGACCTAAAAAGCTAATAGTCCCAACTGATCTTCAGTTTACGGCTACAAGGCTTTTGAAGAGTGATTACAGAGTTGGAACTGCTGACAATGATGTTAATGCAATCGTAACAAATGGGGTAATACCTGAAGGATATTCCGTCAATCATTATTTGACTGACACGAATGCCTTTTTTATTATTACGGATGTTCCTGATGGCATGAAGCATTTTGTCAGAGCAGCAATGACTACGTCTATGGACGGAGACTTTGATACTGGTAACGTCAGATACAAAGCAAGAGAAAGATATTCCTTCGGGGTATCTGATCCGCTTGGTATTTGGGGATCACCAGGTAGCTCGTAAAACCACTAAGGAGACCTCTTCGGGGGTCTCCTTTTTTTCATATCTAGGGATAATTTTAATTTCTCTATCAACTGCCCTAGCAGACTTGCCAAGATGATGGAGTTTTTTCTTTTAGGAGAAAATAATGGCTAATACAACTTTTAATGGTCCAGTTAGATCA